TTGAGTCAAGTTTTCGTATTCGTATTCGACTCCGTCTATAGTTATTTGAGTGTTTTTCGTGTTTTTACTCATATAAACTCCTTGGTTGTACTACGGTTAAAAATTACTTAGCGATTGCTGCTGTAAAAGGTGTTAAATCATTAGAACCGTAATATTCTGCACCTTTAGCAATCTGAATCTCTAAGTGTTCTTTATTGCGCTTAACAGTATCAGCCCAATCTGCATCAGTCATCTTCTCAGGCTTACCAGCGTTAAGTAGGTCACAGCTATCTAATGCTGCACGATAACTTCTTGCCACTTCTTCTGGTGTAACCATGTTGATTGTTGTGGTCATGCTGATACTCCTAGCGGTTTATTAGCTTCTTGCTGTGCCTGATATGCAGCAATAATTTCAGGTGTCCAAGCTACATTGCAGATAGCTACAACATTGGCTGGTGCGCCAGTTAAATCAGCGTCAGGTGCAAGTGAAGTGCGGTGGTAAGTCTGGCTGATTTGGTTGCCATCTTCCATAATGCGTGTAGCTTCACGATACAAGACTATGCCGTTCTCTGTTACTGTGATTTGGTCTACTACTGTTTCTTTAGTTAATGCCATTTTTAATGCTCCTTTAAGTGTCCGACTAACGAATCCACGCTAGTTAATTAAGCTGTTTGGTAACAGCCTGTAAAGTAAAGTGAAACTGTGCTAGATAATGAAGAAAATGCTTGAGCATTAATTGTGCTACCTTGTGCGTTTATATTTACAGATGTATTGTTTGGCGCAATGTAAGTAACTATTTGGGTTGTGCCTACTGGAAATGTAGTTGAACCATTGGAAAAATAAATATTTACTCCCATAGAAAAAGCACTTCCACCTGACATTGATGTAAATGGAAGATTATTTATTACTCCAGTTGGTGAACCGCTACCAATAGCTATATAGCCTTGTATATAAACCATCCTACCAACTTTTGTATAACTTCCTACTTGGTTAGTGTAAACAATGCTTGTTCCACCAATAGTAGGCGTAAAAGTGCCTTCTTCATAGTCATCTAGTGTATTTGCATCAGATGAAGCGGATTGAGTTGCTGGGAAAGTGATGCCTATGCCAGCATTAGGAATAGCACCTTTAAGTGCTGTTGTGCCGCCATTGTATGTAGAAATTAAAGGATTACCAGCACCATCAGATAACACAATGTAGTTATTTGATGTACGGATGTCTAGACCGCCTTGGTTTCCGGTGTAACCACCAAGAATGGTATTTTGGTAGCCTGTGGTCATTGAATAACCGGCTTGTGGACCTACAAAAGTATTATATGAATTAGCAGTTCCAGCGTTGCTTGTATAACCAGCTTGGTAACCCAAGAATACATTGTACCCAGCAGTTGCACCGTTTGTATACCCAGCTTGATAACCTACTGCTGTGTTGTAAGATGCGGTGGTGTTTGACTGTAAAGAACCATTACCTAATGCAATGTTATAACTACCAGAAGTATTTGATACTAAACTGTTTGTTCCATATCCTGAATTATGAACACCAGTAGTATTTACAATAAGAGAATAACCAAAAGCACTATTAGCCCCTCCACTTGTATTTGCAGACAATGCCGAAATACCAAAAGCAGTATTGTATGTGCCTGTGTTAGATACCCCTATTGCACCACTACCAACCGCAGTATTACTACCAACAGCACCACCACCCTTACCAACAGTAAGACCTGATATAGAAGCATCATTAGCTGTAGTAAGTGTAGCTAAAGTCATGCTCGCGCCAGCACCAATTAACTGAATTGGAGTGCTAGAAGCGTTACCTATCCAGACTTTTTTGTCTGTAATATTAACGCCCATTTCGCCTTGGGCGAGAGTTGAAGGCGAATTGCCAGTCGTTACGCTATTTTTTAGTTCGATTGTCGTTGCCATTTGCTATCCTTTAGAAGCTACCACCGTTAATTGTAATGCCTGTAAGGTCGATTGTCCCTCCTAAAGTCAGACTTCCAGAAGATGTGACCGTACCGCTTAAAGTTATTCCATTGACTGTTCCTGTGCCAGAAACACTTGTAACTGTTCCTTGTGGGTTTGACGCAGTTGTAATGTTTGTTACACGCCCATAAGTGTCTACTGTTACTACAGGAATTAATGTACTTGACCCTGTTGTTCCTGCGGTGACTATTCCGCTGGATAAATCCAATACAGGAGTTGTGCCACCTGTGCTGGTTATGCGTCCTGAAGTACCACTAACAGAAGTTACATAAGTGCCAGAAGGCTGTTTATTGTTAAATGTATTCCAGTCTGTGCTGGTTAAATAGCCATTGGTTGTGCTATTGGCGGCTGCCATGCTAATTGCAGGAGTTGTGCCACCGCTTGAAACTACAGGGGCAGTACCAGTAACAGAAGTAACACCTGTGTTTGCAATGCTAATTGAGCCTGACCCATTGGTTACGCTAATACCTGTACTAGCAGTTAATGTTGTGCGAGTAAACCCTGTGCCATTACCAATGTCCAAAGCGCCATTAGCAGGGGTAGAGGTTAATCCTGTGCCACCATAAGCTACTCCAACAGCATTACCTTGCCAAGAAACTGGGCCTGAAATACTGCTTGAAGAATTAAAATTTAAAGTGGCAGTACCCCAAGAAACTGTGCTAGGCACATAAGAATGGACATCCCAAGTGCCGTTTGTTGTGCCATTAGTTAATAAAATTAAATGGGCAGCGCCACCAGCTTGCAAGGCTAATAACGAGGTTGTGCCGTCATGTGCATTTAACTGTACAGAAGAATAGGTAATATTGTTATTAAAGTAATATGTGTCGCCAACCGTTAATGTAGTGGCATCAGGCATATTAAATGTCTGAGAAGTCGTTGTGCCTGTAACTACTTGGTATTGCGCTGAAGCAACAGTTAAATTAATTGGCGTTGCAGAAGACGCTGTAATTGTTGTATTGGGAATAAAATTATTGGCAAATACATTATTATTGGTGTCCTGATATACGCCTTTGGCGGCTGGCATATCGCCCCATACTGCAAGCTGACCACCACCAAAGCTAACTAATGACCCTGCATTGCTAGACGCTAATACTGTCGTTCTAGCTAATGTGCCGCTACCGACTGTGCCAATGCCTACTTCCCAGTTTGTCGTTTGGGTTTCATAAATACCGTAATAGGTAGTATTTCCGCTGCCAATAGCAGACCCAAATGACTGGTAACCTGTTACAGCACCAGCAAGCGTCAGAGTGCCAGTACCGCTAGTAGTACTTGTTTCCTGGACTCTATCTTTAATAATTAAGGCCATTATTTAGCCTTATTGGTTAGCACGAATAATAGTGCCAGAAGAAATAGAAACAACCTGAGTCGTGTCAATAGAGGTGTTATTTAGGTTCATATCGCAACCAGTCAATCCTACTGTGCCATCCATAATAACGGTAGAGTTATCAGACTTAAATATACGAAAGAATTGCGCTGTACCTGTAGCGACTGCTGTGCCGTTAGCAACCGACCCTAGGGTAATAGTACCGTTGCTGTCAGTACCAAAAGACCCAGTAACAGTAAGAGAAACCAATAGGGTTTGACTTGTAATTGCAGTATTGGCGTTAGCAGGTTGCGTGCCTTGGTAAATGCTAATAATAGCGCCTGAACCAGCATAGGTAATTAGACCCTGTTGTTGGGCATCACGAGTGCCATTTGAATACTTGAGGTTTGAAGACATTAAATAACTCCTTGGATTTTACCGTCAGGGCCACGCACTACTTGTTTTGGGCGGTTATGGTTTTCGTTAATTGTATTGATTAATTGACCTAAAGTCTGTGTCATTTCTTGGTTACTCTTAGAAATGGCGCTTGCAATAGGCGCTAATGGGTGTTCCATAGAAGCAGCCATATCTTCTTCATTCATATAAGCTGTTTCACCGTTGTCATCTGCGGCAGAAATGCGTGCTACTTCAATCTTTGCGCCATTGTTAATGTGGGCTAACAACACTTGCGTATTGCGTTCCATATTCATCTTCATTTGCGCCAATCTTGCTTCCATTTCCATTTCAGCTTGGTTACGCTGGGCTTCTAACTGGAATTTAAGCTGGTTTTCTTGCGCTTGGTACTCTTGTTTAGCCTTTTCAAGTTGCATTTCAGCTTGCATTTTCTGCATTTCTAGCTGGTTTTGAGTCTGCAATTCTTGTTGCTTGGCTTGCATACGCATTTGTTCCAGCTGCATTTCTTGCTGGAGTTTTTGCATTTCAGGAGTAGGCGGTTTAGGCTGTCCTTCAGCTTGTTTAGCTTGAGTACGCAATTTGTCAGCAGTTTCGTCAATTAGACCTTCTAAAGATTTGCCAGCTTTAAACGCAGTTGCCGCAAATTTCAGCATTTCCATTAATAATGGCGCTAATTCAGGGCTTTGTGTGGCGGCTGGGACTGCTTGTTGCATAAATCCGCCCATTGCTTGCAAGAATTCCATTCTGTCCTGCTTTTCCTGCATTTCGTCTTGGAAAATCATGGAGTCAGAGGTGACTTCAATACGGAAAGTCTTGCTAACTTCGTCTTTTAGCATCTCCAACGCTTTTGGAATTAATGCTTTGTCCTCATCAGACATTTGCATTGCGCCAGAAATCTTAACAATGGTGTCTTCTGTGAAGTGTTTGCAGATAATCTGCGACTTAATGGCAAGCAGCGAGGTTGCGAAATCAACAACAGCGTGTTGCATAGTTTTGAGGCGACCTGCTGCATTGTTTGACTTAATGATTTGTGCGCCAAGAGTTTCATTGGGGTCGGTTTGACCACGCTGAATGTCGGCAATACCCATCAACTCGTAGATTTGACCCTTTACCTGGTCCATTGCTGAGTAGCAAGACATCAATGCTTGTGCAAATGGGGCAATATCGACTAAATCTAATGCACCTTTGAGTCCTTGTTTCTCGGCAAATGCTGTCCAATTTTTTACTGGAATCAATACATTAGACTCATTACCTTCAGAAAATAGTCGCTGGAGTTCAGAAGCGGAAGAGTCGTATAAACCACGAATTTTTAACGCACCAATAAGTCCGTCAATACGGTCACAAAGGTCGTCTAACTCTCTAGCTTGGTCTTGGTAAATAGTAAAGTCAGGAATAGGCTCAAGACTGTCAGTAGTCAATGTAGCGTATAAAGGTTTAGGGCAAGGAAAGAAGTTTTCCAACTCTAATGGGTCTTCTCTTTCATCAAGAATTTTGCNCATTGACTTAGAAATCCACAGTACTTTGCCTGTTTCTTTGTCCCAAATCTCATAAATCTGCGCTTGGTAGGCTTGGTCATCATTCTTGGTATAAGACTTACCTACTTGTTCAGGCTTGGTGTCTAGTGGAATCTGTTTACCTAATTCCTCGCCAAAGCGTTCTACAAGCGCTGTACGGTTTAAATAGACCTTACGCCATACTGCGGTGACTTCTTCCCATGTACGAGCTACTGTATGCCCAAAATCACGCCAATGGACATAATCTACAGGGCAGCACTCGTATTCAATTTCTTCTTCAACTTCGCCAGGTTCGTTATCTTCTTCCTCTGGCATTTCACCTTCAAGCGGTTTGCCTACATCGCCTTTTCCTTCAACATAGCTAGGGTCATAGGCTTGTTCAGCGTCAATGGTTTCAGTTAATTCAAAGCCATCTTCAGGTTCTTTTTCGGCTTTTGCCATGAAATGCGGTTCATAGCGCACCCATGCTGTGCCTCGACCACCTAAAAGACGGTCAGTAACGCAGTTCACCATAGCTGACTTATAGTCGCCATAGTGTTCAATTTCAAACTCTAATGCCCTTTCAAGCATGAGTGAGGCTACTCGACCAATAGGGTCGTTATCTCTAAACCTACGGCTTACATCTGGGCGAGGAAGTCTTGCAAATATCGCTGGAGTAATCGTTTGGACATTTGACCAAAGAATATTAAAGCGTGCATTTGGGTTGGTTTTGTTGCGACTATCGTCTTTGTACTTCTTTAAAATCTTATCAACACGAGCTTCCCAGAGCTTATAACTACGCTCATAGGACATAATGCGGTTGTACCAATCTTCGTAGCTATGCGCTACCTCGCCTCTTAATTCAGACATAGAAAGCCTTATGAGAAGTTGCCTACAGCAATTACGCTAGAACCTGCGCCAGTTGTTACTTTCCAAGGGCCATTTAATGATTGAGCCTCAACAGTAATAGAATATACGCCTAAAGGTGCTACAGGCGGTACTAACAAATAAGAAGTAGAGCCGTCAATAATAGTGACTGAGCTTGTGGCAGAAGTAGTTACGGTAGCAATAACACGCACTAATGTGTCGCCTACTGCGCCTGAACCGCCTAAAACTTGAGCAGTTGTGGAAGGGGCTACATATTCGTATGTTGTGCCAAATGGTTGTTGTATGCCTGACATTTAAATTCTCCTGTTGTTTGTGGTATTTTTAATATCCCACATATCGTTTAAAGTTACATCTGTTTCGCCCACAAACAAGCCTTTAATAGGCTCATCCTTGGTCATTATCTTTTCTTCCACTCGCCAAGCAACCGCTGCCATTCTGAAAGCATCTGCAGCATGACTTGTCCAGTCGTGACGAGGTTTATCTCTAAACACTTTCCTATCTTCGTCATACTCTCTTTGATACTGTCGTAATGACTCGATACCATCCTGACACCTTTCTGCGTCAAACCAAGACTTCATCAGCGCCATACGAGTTGCTTGAATTCCGTCTTGAAGTCCTAAATTTGGGACAATTTTCATTGATTCTAACGGAATTTTAACAGAAAGTTGTTCAATTATTGACTTTCCACCACTTGCTAGAGTTTTTGCCCTTGCGTCATGAGGCAGATAATGTATGCCATATTCATAGCCAAACTCTGCTTGTTTAGCTTGAATTAGTCCTGTATAAAAAGGGACTGGCTGACCATTGCTTCCATGGTAGTCAAGGAAACGAATTTCTCCCCTGACAACTTGCCACCACCAAATGCTTGTATCGTCTGAATAACCCAAGTCCCAGCTTGTATTAACTTTATACATTGGGTCGTAATCAACCTTGGTAACTCTGCCACCATCGGTAAGCTGGCGCATCTCTTTGCCATAATAAGCACCCAAAATAGCTGACTCAAAGTCACACTCAAACTCTTGTAAGTATTGGTCTTGCGTCATGGACTTGGCGGCATCTTCCAATTCTTCTGGCGGCAATAAGCCGGTCTGACTAGCTCTTAAGGTCTTGGCATACCAATCGGAAGATTTGGTGGCGTTATTGTATATGTCCCAAAAGGCATTATGACCTTTGGGCGTTCCAATGAAAACTGCCCAACCGAGTCTGTCTGCCAACAAAGGCCGAATAATCTCGCCCCAAATACGAGGGCGCATATCTGCATACTCATCTAGGACAATCCCATCAAGGTATAGACCACG